ATGTTAAACCTTGACAGACTTGCCCAAAGTCAATAACTTGGGCTGTGGGTGGCACTCAATAATACCAGTACAGTCATCAAAGGTGCCAAGCTCAAACAAATCAAAATCATCAGAATGGTGATACATCTGATTGTCATCTGCCTGACGATTAACTTCGTCAGAAAAACTACGGATAGCCAAACCAACAGAAGGCACAAACAAAGGACGACCAAACGCATCAGCAGCACGATCCTTAACAGAACAAATTACATTAATCATGATTTCTCTTTCAAAAATAGCTTGACATCATCAAGCTGGGACACGATACACAACAACTTAGACTCAAGGATTACCTTAAGACGCCAAGCATGCTGAACATCACGAATGTGTATAACAGAAGGTCTGTCAACACGAGGAGAATCATAAACGTCATTACTAACGTTTTCACACATCTCAATCATGATAATTTCCAATCATAAAAATTAATCAATAGAACGTTTCAATCGACCAAGTTTTGCGTCAAGAACTTGTTCCTTAACAGCCAACCGCTCATCGGTGTTGTCATCGAATCGGAATTGAGCATCAATGAATCTCTCCAACTGGAGGGATTCAAAGGCTTCGGGAAAGTCCTCAGCAAATTTCTTGTCATAGTACTTAGGAGGCTTAACCTCACGTCCATTAACAACAACATAGTCATGGGGATAAATATCAGAATGAAATTTCTCATACCAACCATAACCAATACCAGGCTTCAGAGACATACGATTAAATTCAGGAGTTCTATCCTTAATCTCACCAGTCTCAAAATCAGTAGTCTCGTAATGATCTCCAACACCTCTACCAGTGCGTTTCTTCATTACATAACGAGCTACATAAGCAGCAGACTCAAAAGTGACATCACCAATGGAACTATAACCAAAAGGCCATAAATCTTCCAAAGATGCTGATCTATAAATAAGAGAACCTGACTGAGTACGTTTCCAAACAATACGGTCAGGGAAGTTAAAACCAAAAATGCACGCATGAAAATGAGGCCTTTCAAATTTTTCACCATACTCACCAGCCATATAAAAACGGATAGTAGAGTCCTTAAAACGCTTACGAAAGCGTTTCATAAACCTCTGGAAGTCTCCATAGTTTAAAGACCTATCAGTAGGACAATGGTCATTGTCATAGGTCAAAGTAATGAAGCAGTTCTCCTCATGGAGACTTGCTTCATGCATACAGCGAACCGCCCAAGCGCGGCTTCGCTCAAGGCGACACCCGTAACATTGACCACAAGGAAGAAAAAGAGACCTTACGATATCTCCCCGCTCCTTAAAAACTATAGAACCATCCGAAGTCTGCCAAGCAGGAATCAGATGGAAACAAGCCATTACAGACGATAACCACCACGCATAGGCATAGGAGCCAAATTCACAGCCTTAGTGTGGTGATGAGCATTATGAAAATGACGAGCAGATTTGCCCTTAGAAACAGATTTACGTTTGAGCGGATTCATTGAAAAACTCCAAGTTACTTAAAAAAGGTGTCACCTAGCACAGTTAAGATCAAGTAGACGACTGTGCTACCCCGCCACCTTCCGGTGCGGGGTTGGATACAGGCTCACTAAATGAGCCTGTGACGAGACCAAGCTTTTCAGCTTCGGCTCGATTAGAGTCATCAGAGATGAAATCAACAAGCGCCCCAGGGTCGTTGTTGAAACGGCTACGCACTTCCGCAGGAAGCTGCATAAACGCCTCATTAGCCTCGATAACCATATTCATAGCGGTCTGATAATCAGAAACCGCAGTAAAGTCACCATAGCGAGGCACACGAACGTTATTGGGCAACTCTCCAGTTAACCCAAAACGACGAACGATAGTGTTGATATCACACTCATCGCGAGCATGTTGTTGAGCCAATGTAGGCTCAAGACATGCGAGACCAGAAGCATCACTAGCTTCCATAGTGTCATAATTGTACGGAGTACGCAAAAAAACTTTAGTCATCATTTACCTTTCTTGTGAATAATCACTTTAGCGGGAGCTGGAGCCATATTAGCAATCTTACCCGCAGAATTAATACCATAATCAATGTACCGCTTAGATTTACCAAGCGTAGAAGACTCAAAAGAACTCTCATTAAGAGCACGAGCTAAATCAGCATCAGTAATCTTCTTTTCAGAAATAGCTTTAGCAGCAGCAGCACGAGCTTGATCAGCATAAGCACCGCCAGTTTTAATCTCTTGAGCAATCTTAGGCAAAGTAGCCTTATTGACATCAATTTGAGACCAATACGAAGACGCTAAGGCTTTCTGAGTAGGATTAGCATAATTTTGCTGAGAAAACATCCTAACAGTAGCTTCATTAGCAGAAGTAGTTTTAAGACGTTCGTCAGCAATAGCAGCCTGAGTTTGTTCAGCAAGCAATTTAGCTTGTTGTCCCTTAACAATAGTATCAGCTTGAGTATTGGCAGTCTGAGCAGACATATTAGCAATCTGAGCAGCCATAACATCACGTTCAGAAGACTTATGATAAGCATCAACAGCAGAACTCATAGGATTCTGCAACTGAACTTGTTGCGCAGAAGGCGAGGAACCAGGAGACTGAGAATAAGCAAGCATGGGATTCAAACCCGCAGCCTGAATATCTTTAGTCATAGTCTGATAACGAGAAGCATACTGGGCAGCAGACCATTCATTATTAGAAGCAGCAATATCTTTATTGGCTTCATTAGTAGATTGAGTACCAAGATAACTAAGAACAGCACCAAATGGATCAGACATAAAACCTTACTCCTTAGAAGAATCCTATCGGATTCTCCCAAGGGATAAAAAAAAACAATTAGAAATGATCAATCAAGCCTGGTACAGAGTACATAGGCATTGGACGAGCAACACGGTTCTTAAAAAACGTATCAATCAAAAACTGTTGTCCATTAGCAGCAGCACCAACAGCAAGAATACGATCAACAGGAGGATTCTCCTGAATAAAAGTAGAGTTCAAGGTAGGCAAGCTGGTAAATTTCTGAGCAAGATGCCAACCATCAATAGTTCCATCACTTGTAGACTTAAACAAACCAGTAATAAGCGCGGGGTTATAACGATACTCAGCCCAACGTTCTTGATAACCAAATACATCGTTATCAGTACTAGTACCTGTAACATAAATTTCCTTATTCAAAATAGCTTGCTCACCAAGCATAGCAAAAGCAGGGAAATAGAAGTCATACCGAGTAGAACGATTCCACATGCGGCGAATACCTTGTTGGTAAGTAAGATCCGCCCGAACTGAAACCAATCCAATGATGACACCATGTTCCGTGAAGGATTGCGTAAATCCATGACCATGCGCAAGGCCAGTACCCATAGCTGCGAGATTACCAAGCGGCGTTGACGTACCGGAAGCGTTAGTGCCCGAAGTTTGGGCAATGGGGTTAATCTGAATGGGTGTACTACCGCCACCAAGATACTCAGGACGCTGTAAACGATAGTCAGGGTTACGAACCCCAAAATGACTAAAAATGAGTTCAGTATAACGTGTACCACCGCGAGCGTCCCTTTCGAGCAATTTCTGAATTTGAAAAGACTGGCGCAACTGATTAATGGTTGCAGCAGTAGCAGAACTCAAGTCAGCATACATACCAGAAACAGCTGTTCCAGAAGCACCAAAATTAACATAACCTGAGGTACCTGTAGTATTCACATACATACGATCAGGCCCAGTATTCTGATAAACAGAAGTAACGGCATTAGTACCAACACGAGCCTTAAAATCTGAACCATCTGACTTAATAGGAGCAGAAGTACCTAAAGGCAAAGAAACTGCCGTACCCTTCTGAGGCCAAGGCAAAGCACCAGTAAAGTAATCTTTACGTTTACCACGCTTCAACAAAGAATAATCAGTATAAGTATCAGGGCCATCGCCCTTATTAACAGTTACCGAATTCTGCAAGTTTTCGTCTCGGTACCACTGGTTGTAAATAAGATTTAGAGCTCTGAGATGCAAAGCACTATGAGTAACAGTTTGACCAGCAGTTACCTGACCAACAGTCGGCAAACCCATATAGTCAAATACAGAACCAACAGCATAACCACCAGCTGGGGATGTAATAGTCGGTACAACATAAGAAATTGAATCGCCAGGATTATCCTGCTCACCCATAAATTTCTGCCAATTATTCCAAATCAAACGATTAGGAACAAAAAAGAAATGACTATCCAAAGTCAAGTTATCCATAGTTGGATAAAGAGGAGTAGCAAGACGAGTAAAAGCAGTCATACGCAAATTAAACGTATCACCAGGCAAGGCCTCGTCAACATAAATAGGAATCAAATAACCAGCATTAAAAGTGGTTTTATGTGCAGTCTCAATATTAAAAGAACTTCGAGGAATATCAGCGCGAGGAATCATCGCAAACTGATGAGTAGAAACAGACTGATTCATGTGCATAAAAAGCTCCAAAAAAAAGGGGGGACATGCCCCCCAATGTTAAACCTTGACAGACTTGCCCAAAGTCAATAACTTGGGCTGTGGGTGGCACTCAATAATACCAGTAGAGTCATCAAAGGTGCCAAGCTCAAACAAATCAAAATCATCAGAATGGTGATACATCTGATTGTCATCTGCCTGACGATTAACTTCGTCAGAAAAACTACGGATAGCC